AGAAAACTTGTCCAGTACATCCAACTATTTGTCGAGGAAAAACTAAATGAAATCCAAAAGTGAAGTCAAAGAAATGATCAAGAAGAACTTTCTCTGCTCAGAGAAGTTTGCAATGGAGATCGAGAAACTGGTCAAAGAAAATGAATCTATGAATTACATTGAAGCAATCTGTCACTACTGTGATGAGAACAGTATAGAGATTGATAATGTAAACAAACTCATATCTAAACCATTGAAAGAAAAGTTGAAGTGTAATGCTATCAACCTAAACTATTTGAAAAGAACATCTAAAGCAAAGTTCACAATGTGAAACCTAAGTTTTTACTATGTCCCGGCACAGGATACTCTGCCACAACACCTTTATATTACACACTTGCAGTAAATCATAGGTATTGTCATGGGGGATTTGATAAAGAATATAATTTACTTGAACTATTATATTTCAAAGAGGTCAACAATCTAAAACTGAGTACCGATCATTTCAAGTACAAATTTAGAAGGCATTTTATAGACATACCATTTGATGACGGACAGTATCAAGGGTCTGTTTCTAAAAGGGAAAGACATCCTGATGTTGATTTCAATAATTCATATACAAAACTTGATTCGGATTACTATTACAGTCGCCCAATCACTATTGAAAAGTATTTACAATATTATACAGAGCATTATAATAATATAAAAGACATATATGAAAGTGTGTGTGACTTCTCAACAAACAATGCTGGGCTACCGGTATGGTTTTTGAAAAAGTATGCACCAATTTTACAGGAACATTTCAATGTCAAAGTATTGATTATAAACAGAGACCCTGTAAGAAGACTCTTCAGTGAAATTAATACTAGGTTTCAGAAAGAACCAATGAAGTTCTCATCTGCAAAAGAAATGTTTTTTCATGTGTTAGAATATCCAACGTCGAAACACTTTGGATTGCACAGGATGTATGAGAACTTCAATGCTCTAACGTACCATAAAGATGTGGTATCAAATTATTCTCAAGTATTTTCAGACGTACTAGAGATTTCGATGGAGGGTTTTTGGAAAGGCACTGAAAAAATATCAGACTTTTTGAACTATAATATTGAACATCTATATAATAACTGCTACTATCCCTTCATGGGTTCCAAACCACCACACCACAGATACCTAGCGGATCAATGGATGTCTGATAAAGAAGAACTAACGGAGGAGGACTATGACAAAGCAAAATTATATTGGCATAGGTGATGCACTTCATGACACAAGCATTGCTGCATTGATTGATGGTGAGTTCAAGTATAGGAAGAGTGAACGTACTCTTGGAATCAAACATCATCAAGCAAATGAGAAGTGGTTCAAGTCGGTGCTAAATGAGTGGGGTGTTGATGAAAATAATTCAAAGATTGTATACACTGATGCAGGTAAAAAAAGATTTGGAAGAAGGGTAAGGAAACCATATGAAGGTGAAGATTATATTATAGAGGGCGACAGGATTTGTCTGGATCATCACATAGCACATGTTCATTCTGCACAATCTTATGCTTCGCAGCATGCTGTCTTTGATGGCAGAGGATCAGGTGGTTACACAGGTAGATGGACAGGTCTGACCATAACATCAGATGATCAAAAAAGATATAAAGATTTATCTATTGGTAAGTACCTATCATATGTTGGATATGCTATGGGATTCAAAGGTATGGAGGTTGATTTTGCAGGTAAGATCATGGGTCTACAGGCATATGGTACACCTGATATTGAGTTAGCAAAACAGATCAATCAAGATAATATCCTTGATTTATGTGGTCAATGGATGCATAAAGGTATCGACAGTAAAGATCCAAAGTTCCAAGACTTTGTGGCAACTGTGCATAAGGCATGTGAACTAATACAATTAGAATATTTCAAGGTATTTGATTCAACCAAGAAGATTTCTTGCTCCGGTGGTGTGATGTTGAACACAGTCATCAACACCGAACTAAGAAAGACTTATGATATAGAAATCCTACCTCATGTATATGATGGAGGTCTTAGTATTGGTGCACTTAGATATGCTGTAGGTCATAATTTTGTCATGGGTAAGTTTCCATACTGTCAAGATGACTATGCCCCAGAGGAGGTCACTGATGAGACTATCGAGGAAGCAGCAGAACTTTTAGCACAAGGTAAAATCATTGGTTGGTATCAAGGACATGGTGAGATAGGACCTAGAGCATTAGGTAATAGAAGTATACTTATGAACCCTACTATAAAAGATGGTAAAGATATATTGAACTCTCGTGTCAAGAAAAGAGAATGGTGGAGACCATTTGGAGCATCAGTATTGAGAGAAAAGGCATCAGAATATTTTGACATAGAAGATTCTCCATACATGCTATACAATGCAAAAGTAAAACAATCTGGACTTGATTCTATTACTCATGTTGATGGAACTTGTAGACACCAAACTGTCACATACGAATCAAATCCTACATACTACAAGTTGATCAGTGCCTTTGAGAAAAGAACTGGTTGTCCAATACTTCTCAATACATCATTGAATATAGGAGGTAAACCTATTGCAGGAAGTCCAGAGGATGCTGATGTCCCCGGTCTTGATGCAGTGTTTGTAGGAAATCGAGCATGAGTGTCTTTTGTAAAGTACCTTTCACACATATTTTTAGTGACTCATATGGTATGATGATGCCATGTTGTCATGCTTCTGTAGATCATCCACATAAAACAGATCGTCCGGGAGATTTTCCATGTGCTCCAGTTGAGGATGGCATTCTAAAGTATTGGAAGTCACCTGAGATGAGTCAACTTAGACTTGATATGATGAAGGGCACAACCTCAGATCTTATAGAGAGTGTGTGTAAGCAATGCATACACAATGAGAAGATTGGTTTACCTTCAGCGAGAGTCCCGTCAGATAAGGTTCCTATTGGAAGAGTTATTGATATAAAATTGAGACTGTTTGGTAATAGATGTAATCTATCCTGTTACATGTGTGTCATCAAGAATTCAGATAAAAGAATAAGACAAGCTGAGAAGATGATAGAACATGATTCTGATGTAGCAGAGTACTTATCTTATGATGATGTACCAGATTCTCTAAAGAAAGATGGTGGTTTTGATTTAGCATCACATAACCCCGATGTATTTTCAAATCTGATGGAAGATATCAAGAAAATTGCACATAGGATTCGTCACATAACAATCATAGGTGGTGAACCAATGGTGCTTCCATCTCACTACAAACTTCTAGATGTCTTAATAAAAAGTGGTGAGTCTAAGAATATTATTTTAGGATATGATTCTAATCTTACAAAGTTACAGTGGAAAGGTAATAAAGTTTTAGATTATTTTGATAATTTCAAATCTGTAGAAATCAAATGGTCTATAGAAGGAGTGGGAAAGTATGATGAGTACATCAGATTTCCTACAGATTGGAAAACTGTAGAGGAAAACTTTGTTTTTATTTCTCAACATCCGAAAGTAAGTATCACCGCTAATGCATGTATAAGTTTACTATCAGTTATCAATATGGATATTCTCGTAGATTACCTCGATCAAAAACAATTGTATTGTAATTTTCTGACTGTGGATATCCCAGAGGTAACTTCTATAGGATACCTACATCCAAATATAAGGAAGAGGTTGTCTAATAAATATCGTGGAACTAAACTTGATTTTATTTGTAAAAATTTAGACAAAGATTATGATGATTGGGAGCAGAGATGGGACAAAGCAATAAAGTATCTCAACTCGATTGATTATGTCAATGGAACAAACTGGAAGGAAACATTCCCGGAACTGTGTGATCTGTCTGAAGATAGGTAAGTTATATTCACATGAGTATGTAAATAATCTATACAAAGCGATCAGAAAACAAACTGATCATGATGTCTTGTGTTTTACTGATGATCCTACAGGGATACATCCTGACATCTACACTTACGACATGCAACCAAGAGTCAGTGAAGGATGGTGGCCAACGTGGAGTAAGATAGAGATATTTGGTAGAGATGAACTCTTGAAATATAAACGTAAGTTTTATTTTGATTTGGATCTCATCATACAAGGAGATCTGTCACCTGTTTTTGAATCTATGTCGGACTGGGCAGCGATCAGAACAACATGGAAGGGTATGAAATTTAGAATGAATCCAAATGAATCTATAATAAACACGAGTGTCATGACATGGTTAGATATCAGATGGATTTATGAGAAGTGGGAGTCTGATTGGAGAAA